ATAAATTTTATATTTTGTACATTTACTGTATTAACTATATGTTGTCTTTTTTGAGTAGCTGGAAACCCTCTTGTATTATTAGCATCAATTTGTGGTAATGTTATTTCATTTAAGTAGTCTTTTAATGGTTTCATATGTATTCCCTAAAGTATACATATATTTATAATTAAGCTTATATTAGTTCAAAGTCACCATAAACATCTTCACACATTTCTTTAACCTGGTCATTATCAAATATTACTGTTGTACGGTAACCCATTGTTTTACCTTATATTATATGAATTACATCAAATTCATTATATGATGGGTATTGTATATTTGCATATTGTTTTTTAACTATATTCATATCAACAATTTTATCAGTTCGTGCATTTTGTCGCTGTTCTAAGATTTTTAATGATGATGTTAAATAAACTGCATGTGTAACTATATCGTTGTTTCGAGCCACATCGAGAAAAAATCTACGATGTTTTGTAAATAGGTTAGTACCATCAATGATAATCATTTTTACAGAACTTTTTACTAAATTTACGTACTCTCTTTGCCATCTACCATTGAATTTTGGATCAGATAATGCAGCTTCATGTACATAGTCATATTGCTCATTTGGGTTCATAATTAATAAATCAGAATACCAATCAAGTCTAAGTTTATCCAAAGAAAATACAGCAATTACATCAGGTGTACAGTCGTTAACTAATTTATTTGTTATAGTAGATTTACCTACTCCAGATGGTCCAATAATCATATGTACATGTCTATCACCGATTATAACATCAGGTGAACCTTCATAGTTTGTATATGCATTCAACCATGTTTGTTGTCTAATACCTTGTGCTTCTGCGTTGTCGTTTATACGACCTCTACCATCAGCAAGTAACACATTAGTAAATGTATTTTCACCTATTGATTTTCCTGTTTTGTAAATACATTCAAGTTTATATTTATTTTTAATATCATACGGTAGATGATGTTCTATCATCCAACCAATATTATAAATACTTTGAAAATTAAAACAGGGGAAAAAATAAATCAATATTCCATAATGTTCAACTGCCCAATTTTCCCAAATTCTAGCTGAAATAAGCTCGTGACCTGGATAACTATGATAGTGTCCTCGTTCTTCTGAAAATTTATTTACTTCAGCTGCTGGTTTACCAACATCATGAAATAAACACGCAAATGCACCTTCTAAATCACACAACTTCCATTTATGTGTAGTTAAGTCAAAATATTCATTTAATACCATATATGTATGTACTAATACATTTGCTTCACGATGATGCATACTACCTTCTATAGTACATTTCATTTTATAAAATATATCGCTACTTTGCATAAGATGATATGCAAGTAATTTAAATTTATTATTCATTATTCATTATTCTCTTTAATTAATGATTAATTATAATATATAATTACATATTAATCAACCTAAAAATGGGTAATCACCCCATGGATCAAAAGAATTTGGATCATTTACGTCATGAAATTTTCCAATTTTATAATGCGCATATTTCGACTCATAAAAACCACCTCCAATTACCATAGGAGTAGGTGCATCATCTATAGTAGGTTTACTACTTGAATCGAACTCATTAATCAAACCTGTGTTATACAACACTTCATACACATTATCCTCATACTGCACTAATTCATCCAATATACGCACAACAATTAACATAGATGCAATACAATCATCTGTTGCACCTCTACGAGCACCATAACTACCAGCTTGCCTAACAAAATCTTTCATTTCAATGATAGCATGTTTAGATTTAACTTTTATTCTACCACCTTCAAATAAATTCTTAAAATTTATACAAGCTTTTGATTTCGATTTACCGCTAGTATTCATACCGGCTCGGTTTTTACCTTCTTCTGATATAAATTCTCCATATTCAGGAGAATCATCATCTGTTTGGTAAATACCTATAAACCCTTCTCCAACACCATTATTTTCAACACTAAAATATATATTTGTAATTTTAGCAAATATCATTTTCTTAATCATATACTTAAATGTGGTATAAACAATAGCTGATGAAGTTGTATTTGATCTAAATTCAGCTACTTGTTCTAAATCTGGAAATGAAAAAACACTCATAACTGTATAATCATTTTCAGAACCAGTAGCAGGGTCTATACCAATAATATACGATTTATTAGGGTCAAGTGTATCGAACCAAACAATTCCTCTTGCATCTGGTTCAGGAGGTTGTTCAATTGGATATGTAGCTAAGTATAATGAATTAATTAATAGTGGATCTGAGGAAATAAATTGACAATTGTGACTTAATATTCCATTTGCAAAAAATGTATGTGATGGTATTTCGATAATATCATACACTTCTGTTAATTCATCAAGCTCAATATCAATTACTGTTTTATTTTTAATTCCAGACAAAATAATACCTGGTGTAATATTTTTGACAAATATTTCTGTATTATCCTCCAAGAAAAATATATGTGAATCAGTGGCTTTTATATTTGTATTATCATTAAATGTAAGTTTATAGGTTTGAGATACTCCCATATATGCAACACCCGCAAATGTTTCGTATCCATTTGGTGTTTTTATTTTCCAATTATTAATATTGTGATTTAGTTTCATATTTACATCCTTTTGATAAATTTTCTCTCCATGGTAACATTTGTAAATTTTCTACTGCTGCAATTTCATGTAGGACAATATTATTTAAAAATCCGGATATATTATTTCAAAAAAATCTTGATAACTTTCAAATCCGTTAGCTCTAAGATGTCTTAAAAATCCACCATTTGCTCTACAATATGTATTATTATCAATTGGTGAAATAACATACGGTTGTGCTAATTGTTCATGTATATTCATTTTCTGCAAGCTCCATGTATAAATCTTTAATAGAAATATCTCGAACATTTCCGAGATCATCAATTATATTTATCATAGTTTCACTTTGCAAGCATTCATATTCCTGGGACCATTTAGTAATCCCAATTTTACCAATTTGTTCTTGCTTAAATGCTTCATCTCTACCAGGTGGTTCATCCCATTGAATTTCAACTGGTGTAAAACCATTAATACCTGCAAGTGCACCTCTCCATAATTGTGCGTAAAGATTGTGATCTCCATTTGGAGTAGACGCAATAAGAGCTTTACCTCCTGTTGCTAATGTAGGTGAAATTGCAGTCCAAAATAATTCAGCAACATTTGGGTCCACGTGGCCGAATTCATCCCCGAAAAGAAGAGATATTGCTAATCCTCGACCTGATTGTGTAGTTGTCGCTTCTGAATCGATTTTTGAGCCATTACTAAACCATTTTGAATGCATATTCCAATGTTCTGAATCAATGGATGGTTTTAACCAATGCGGTAAATGTTCATACATGAATTCAATACGAGTTATCATTTCCATTGAACCAGCATTTCTATTTGATACAATTAATATATGTTTATTATCATGAAATATAGCAAACCAAAGTAAAAATGCACTCGCTGTTGTCGATTTCCCTGTTTGTCGAGGTGATTTCACTATAACATTAGAAGCAGTATGATAATTATGAATAAGATTACGTTGATATCCATGTAATTTAAATGATACTACTCCCAATACTGGATGTACAATCTTACAATAATTATCAATAAAATAAATAGGGTCAGTTGCACAACGAACTAATTCATGCATCTGTTCTGCGGTATATTCATCTAATACACCTGATTTTTTTAAATATGGGTTTCTCTTTGCCATTTATAATTTCCTTTTATATTTCACCTGGGCTTAAATACTCCCTGTGCACTTGATCTCCATTATCAGCTTAAGGATTTGCTACCGTTTCATCATTATTCTTAATAACTCATCTCGATCCATTATTAAATTATTATTTGTAATATTTGTATCAGTTGATTTAACAGTTTTTATTTTTTCTTTTTGTTGTTTTAGATTTGCTTTTTCTTTGGCTGCAGCGAGAGCTGTATTTAAAAACCCATTTGCAACTTCCATATTACGAGCTTGACATCGAGGATCTGCTCCCATACTAACTGTACTTGCTTGTGCTGCATACGCTAATAACGCTGTGTTGTATATATTTTCATATTGGTTTTCAATTTCAACATCTTTTTCATCGTATAACTTTTCATCAACTATTTCAGATTCAACTTGCATAACATCAATAATAGTTGTACCAGTTTCAATCCCAAATACCTTCTCTAATGGATGTTCTATTACTTGCTCAACAGTAGTTGTATGTATCATGATAACTCGCTTAACACGTTGTTTTTATGTACTATTTATATTTAAAAAATAAGGGGGAAATATATTAAAAAAAGAGTTGCACTTTGGAGCGTTATGATATAAAATCCTTTGTGACACGAAGGGGGAAAGATCTATACTATATAATATTAATATTATATTAATATAGTATTACTGTTGGCTTTTCTACAAAAATGTACTTATCCAAACATTTGTTTTTCAGTTAATAACCGAAAAGTTAATCCATGTTTTTTACAAAATAATGTACAAGATAACCATTTCGCTTTATTAATCGCGAATTGAATATCTTCATATATTTTTGAACGCCTATTGTGAGATTTTGATACAATAGTTTGTTTATGAGGTTTAACTTCAATAATTTCTTTATGTAATACATTATTTTTATCAATATATTCTACATAATAATCGGGATAATATTTGTGAATCTGTTTATCAGTTGGTTTAAGATATGGTATTGCAATAGGTTCAGAAGCCCATTTTAAAACTTTTGGATTATTATCTAAAAATAGATGTAGATTTAATTCCCAACTTGATCGAAATATGATTTTAGTTGAATCGCCTATGTATTTTTCTTTATTCTTAGGTGTATAATACCCTTGAGTAAATCCAGCCACAATTTTATTATCCGTAATTCATTGCGCCAACATCCTGCATATCTCTCATAAATGAATTTGCAGATGCTTTCGGTGCAGAAGTTGGAATAACGGCACCGGCTGCCATTTCTGATAACGATGGCATTATTTTAGGTGATGTACTACTTATATAATTTGTATTATTAATTATATTATTAGCAGAAGTTGACATTGTTGCAACTTGTGCATTTGCTAATCCTGCATCAATAACATTACCTGGTATAATACCAGAAGCTGCAGGCATAAATTTAGCATCAGTAATTTGAGGAATATTGGTACCTGGTGCTACAAATCTTGTACCCTCACTGATAATTCTAAAAGAATTATTACCTGATTGATTTGGAGATGCAGAATCTAAATATGTCAAATCTTTTATCGGTTTAGACTCAAATACTCCACCTTTAGAATCATTTGTACCTAAATCAACTGGATGTTGATTTTCCATAAGATCGAGTAATCCAAGTGGTTGTCCAGGTACTTTTGCTTTAACACCAACTTGTACATCAAAACCGTCATAAGCCATATTAATATTTATTGAACTACCTTCAGTACCTGCACTCATATCCCAATCACCTAAAGTAACTTCAAGTATTTTTGGTTTATGAAATGTATAAACATCCATTGTTGCATTAAAATTATATAAATGACTTACTGTTATGGTATTAATAACATTAAAATTGTCGTGTCGTGTTTGTAATCCATAAGAACTAGATGCACGTAAATAATTCATACTATTTGACTCATAACTATCTGCATTTGTTGTATTAAATATCGGGCTAACTTTTCTCAGATATCCTACTACGAATTTCATCGCTTCACTTTGTATATCGTCATGTATTTCAAAATTAAATGGTTTATAAACTGTTCTTTTTGGAACCATAGATCGAAAATTATAAAAATTAACTTCATCATGCTCAATTGTAATTGTAGGGCGTTCAAATTTCTTAATTAAAAATGTAAAACTGTTGTTTATAGTTTTATATTCATCTACAAATTGAATATTAACAATATATAAAAATTTGAATTTTGGGGTATAATTTGCTTTACCATAATCTAACACAGATGCATAAGATTTTTCACTTACAATACTACTTCCAGCTGCCGCATTTGTACCGATTGCGCCTAGACCTTGTCCTTGTCCTGGACCTAATGCACCAAGAACTGCGTTAGATACAAAATTTGGTACACCTAAATTATTAAGTGACCCACTCGTTAATGATGTTAACGTATTTGTCAATCCATTCATACCACTAGCAATACTACCAGTAATACCAGGATCATTACTTAATATTTTATTAACATTATAATTACCAAACCCAGGTAAATTATTTAATGTTAAATTTCCATCAATAATATGTTCAAATACTGTAGCTGCTGAATATAAACCAGATTGTACTACATTTTGTAATATTCCACCAACATAAGGTATATTTTGTAAATTTACCCCAATACTATTCATAATACTATTAGTACCTTGAGACATAGCCATTCCAAGCCCTTGTCTTACAGCTTGATTATACGTACCTATAGTTTGAGAAACACCAGTATTTACTACACCTTGAAGCCCAGCTTGGGTCGCTGCACCCGTGGCATCAAAGACACCACCGAGTAGAGACGACCCATAAGACGTTACAGTATCACTTATAGCCATAAACTTTAAATACTACCGCCACCTAATGCATTACCTTGACCAGTTGTATATGCCATAATATCTTGATGCGCATGATCAAATCTTACTGAAAGATCGATAGTCACTTTTTCACCATCTGAATAATCTAAATCTGTAAAATTAGCACTTTTAATCCAACAACCCTCAAGATGCCATACTTCAAGTATATTAATACCACCGTCAAGCATTTCAATTCTCGTTCCGAATTTATATTTTGATGCTTCAGGAGCTGTAGCTAACCAAGGTCCTGAACCAGGTGCAATTAATAATTGTTGCTTTTCAAGTTGATCTCTAACAACACTTGTTGCACCGCTGGTAACATCATCTTCAACAGTCATCGTACATTCAGACCACTTATGTTTAGTTGCAATAAATGCAATTGTGTTATAACGATGTATTTCAACTTCATCAAAATCTAATTGTGGTCTTGACACTTTAACTGCTTGCATTGTAAGGTCACGTGAATCTGCCAATCCACCACCAATTTGTACAAAGGTTACACGCCATCTGTTTTTCAACTTAGGTTGTAATATACCTCTGTAGTTTGATGCAATACCCATATCTGTAATTGTAGCCATATATAATATCCTCTGTATATAGTATTAATACTGTTTTAAGATATTTATACAAAATGATGGAAATGTATGGATTTTTTAATAAATTAGATTTGATTTTAAAAGCGAATCATTATATAATCATCATTCGAACGCGGAGCGGAGCCCCAAGTTGCTTTGTGACGACCAACGGGAGTAGTGCAACTGGCTAGGCATCCAATTGATTTGAATTGCGCAAGTTCAAAAGCAGTGGATAAATATTATAGGAGCAGCCACAATATATTCTATGATTAATATTTCACACAAAATTTATCCAACAAAGAAACAAGAAGAAGTACTTAATGACTTCTTGTGGAGTGCTATTGGGATTGAGAATTGGGTAATTAATCAAATCAAGTACGAGCTTGATGAGAATTGGTTTGCATATATGTTTATGTCTGACCTACAACTACGAAGTATATTATCTAAAAAAATAATAGGACATAGCAAGAAATGTGGAATTCCAAGTGCTCTAATTAATTGTTGTATTCAAGCGGTGTTGACCAGTTTTAAGAAACACGGGATTCACAAATTGCATTATAAAAATTGTAGACAAAAGAAGTCTTTTTATTTTGCAGGTGATATAAAATTTGATAAATCAGGTAGATTAAAAATTCCTGGATTAAAGACAACTCTGAAGATTAGTGAACCAGGTAAATTCACGGGCAAATTAAAAAAATGCACATTAATCAAGAAATTTGATTGTTGGTATGTGAGTTGCTGTTATGACCAAAACAGAGACAAAATAGAAATAACAGATGGAAAAGAAGCAGGAATTGATCCTGGATTAAAAACAAGTTTAACATTAAGCGATGGAGTACAGATTGATTTTCCAAAATTTTATCAAGACGCAGAGAAAAAAATTGGTAATTTGCAGAGAAAATCAAAGAACTCGAAAAAATTAAAATATCTACAAAGAAAAATAACAAATCAAAGAATTGATCACCACCATAAATTGACAACTGGAATAGCTAAAATATATGCAAAAATATATTGGTCAGATGATAATTTTAAGGGATTAATTCAAAAATATGGAAAGCAGTATGCCAATTTAGCACTTGGTAAAATACGAGAACTACTAAAGCACAAATTAGCGTCAAGAATTGATGGATTTGGAGAATTAGTTCTGGTAAGTAACAGAAATTCCACCAAGACCTGTTCAAATTGCGGAGACCTAACTGGTCCGAGTGGATTTGACGGGCTTGCAGTAAGACAGTGGAGTTGTAGTTGTGGAGCTACGCATGATCGCGACATAAATGCCGCGATTAATACTCTATTGTTGGGCAAAGGCATTGCCTCTGAGAAAAGAAATCACATAACTCGCACTGTCGAAGAACTTGACTGTTGTGCATGAGCACAGCGAATCAAGAACAACAGTGCGCAATGAATGCCGGACAATGTTATATAGTTATTAACCAGCATTATTACCAGTTAATTTAGCTCCAGTATTAACTATTCTAATAGGTACATAAATAAATTCTACAGCCTTCATTGGCTTCAGGGCTATATCGCACCACAATTCTGATCTATCAATTCTATCGGGGGTATTATTACTACCGTCACACAAGACTGCGAAGTCATATAATCCACGTTTTATTTGAATATCATGTAAAAAGCTTTTAACTAACGCTACTACGCTATCACGAGTAATTTGATCATTTGGTTCAAATAAATATTGAACTAATGCTTTACGTAAACTACGTTTAATGTATATAGCTAATCGAACAACGTTAACTCTATCTGTAGCTCTTGCATAATAACCTGGTACAGATGTTCTTTGACCCCATATTGCAATACCAGTGCCTGGTGAATCAAATATAGGATTTAAAAACGCTGGTGATCCATATAATGCATTTCTTTGACCTTCATTTAAACTTACAGCAACAAATGTTGTAGCTGCACCTAATGTTCCAGTGACATATCCAACAGCAGTTACACCTGAAGAATTAGTTACAAGTCCACGGGTCATACCAGCTGGTGCGAACCAAACTTGACTAACACTATCACTATATGTATACGCAGCTAATGCAACTCCTGATGTAGCACAAACTATGTTATTACCATCTAAATTTGAACAATATCCATGTGGATAATAATATGCACCCCATTCAGATCGTACTCGTACATTTGGAGCAGCACCAGTTGTATTACTCCAGTTAACAACGTCTTCCGGATTAAGCGTCATCGGTGTATCGGCAATAACAAATGCTTCGTTTCTAATACCATTTGATAAATTTATTAATTCATCAACACATTCCGGGTAACCAGGACAAAGCATTAAATTATATTGATACATTTCAGATTTAACGTCTTGATTTGAATTAATTGTTGACTGTAACGCTCTAACTATTGATTGACGTCTAATAGCATCAGTAGCACCTAAACTTGTTGAATTTAAGAAATAAACAGTGTATTGAAACGCTTCTGTAGCAAGTAATAGCGTATCAGCAGCTTCTGCAGGAGTCCATTCTGTTTCTTTACCAAGTGTTGATCCGTGTGCACCTGCTACCCATGTAGCAGCAAGTCCAGCTAATCCAATATAATTACCTGTAGTTGCATGATCATAACCAAGTTCATACATAGGTAATGGAGTTATAGTGTGATCGGATTCAAATATGAGTGAAAAATATTGAAGTGGATTAGTTTGTCTATTACAAAATAAATATCTA